AGAGGAACTTACAGAAGGGAGCTCGACACGGCCCTGGCCGGCCGAGCGGATTGAGCGTTGGGCAATCGAGCGGCTAATCCCCTATGCCGACAACGCCCGGGTGCATAGCGAAGCCGACATCGACAAGCTGGCCCATTCGCTTCGCAGATGGGGATGGACCAACCCCGTGCTGGTCGACGAGAACGGGGTGCTGATCTGCGGCCATGGCCGCATCCGCGCCGCGGCAAAGCTGGGGCTGAGCTCGATCCCGGTGATGGTCGCGCGCGGCTGGACCGAGGAAGAAAAACGCGCCTATCGCTTGGCCGACAATCAGCTGACTTTACGCGGCAGCTGGGATCTGGAGCTGCTCGGCAAGGAGCTGCAGGAGATCGGTTCGCGTGATTTCGACCTCGGCCTCATCGGCTTCGAGCCGGATCGGCTAGCGCGCATCCTGGCGGGCTTGGGATCGAGCGGCCTGACTAATCCCGACAGCGTCCCGGCAGTCCCCGATCAACCGGTCACCCAACCGGGCGACATCTGGCGGTTGGGCGAGCACCGAGTTGGTTGCGGCGACAGCACCAGCTCTGCCGATGTCAACCTAGTGCTTGCCGGATCCAAGCCCCACCTGATGGTCGCCGAACCGCCGTCGGGCGTCGGCTACGACCCGAGCCGCCAAGCGCGTCGCAATCTCAGCCGGGGCAAACTCGCACAGGGCGAGGTGCTCGACGACGATCACAGCAACTGGCGGCAAGCCTATGCTTTGTTTCCTGGAGATACCGCGTATGTCTGGTGCGGGGCACTGCACGGCGATGTCGTCACTGCCAGTCTCGCTGCTTGCGGCTTCCGGCTGCGCGCGCAAATCATTTGGGTCAACCAGCATTTCACATCGAGCCGCAGCGATTATCGCTGGAAACACGAGGTCTGTTGGTACGCGGTGCGCGACGGCAGGACCGGCCATTGGCAAGGCGACCGGAAGCAGACGACGGTCTGGGAAATCGGCGACCACGACAGGTTCCGCAACCGCCGGCAGGATGACGGCTGGGAGTATGCCACCCAGAAGCCGATCGAGTGCATGCGTCGCCCGATCGTCAACAACAGCCGCCCCGGCGAGGCGATCTACGACCCGTTTCTCGGCTCGGGCAGCAGCGTGATCGCCGCCGAGATGACCGGCCGGGTCTGCCACGGGATCGAGCTCAACCCCGTCTTTGTCGATGTCGCCGTGCGCCGGTGGCAGCAATTCACGGGGCGCGCTGCGCGACACCAAACCTCCGGCCAGTCGTTCGACGAGCACGCCGCGCGGCAGAACCATACCGAATCAGGAGACAGCCATGGCGAGATCAGCCTTTGTAGTGACTGAGGCGTTGCGCGAGAAGGTCTTGCACCTGGCTGGTCTGGGTGTCCCTCAGAACGACATCGCCAAGATCGTCGGGTGCGCTCCGAAGACTCTGCGCAAACGCTTTCGCGAGGAGCTCGACCGCGGCGTGGCCGAGGCCAATGCGATCATCTCGGGCTGTTTATTCGCCGCCGCCAAGGGTGGAAACACGACGGCTCAGATTTTCTGGATGAAGACCAGGGCCCGTTGGCGCGAGCAGCCGCCGGCGAACGACCCCGATGCCAATGCCAACGCAGGGTCCAGTTCGGAAGTGCTGGTTCTCCCCGACAACAATCGCGATCCCGAGCTGACGCGGATACTGCAAGACGCTCAAGAGAGATACTTCGCCCGGAAACATCGGCGAAAGCCGCGTTCGTCATCCGGCAGCTGATCCGATGCTCGAGGATGACCAATGCAGTTGGCCGCTAAGACGATTATCTCGGCGCAACCCGGACCGCAGACCGCATTTCTGCAAACTCGCGCGGACATTTGCATCTATGGCGGCGCTGCCGGCGGCGGCAAGACAGTCGGACTGATCCTCGAACCGTTGCGCCATGTCCGCAGAGTGCCGGGCTTCAGCGCCGTATTCTTCCGGCGCACCACCCCCCAGATTACCAACCCCGGCGGGTTGTGGGACGAGAGCCTGAACTTTTATCCGCGGTTCGGCGGCACCCCGCTCCACCGCGCCCACGAATGGCGCTGGGCGCGCGGCGGCAAGATCAAGTTCTCGCATCTGCAGCTAAACTCCACAGTCTACGAGTGGCAGGGCGCGCAGATTACACTGATCTGCTTTGACGAGCTGACCCATTTCACCGCGAAGCAATTCTTCTTCCTGGTCAGCCGCAATCGCTCGACATGCGGGGTGCGACCCTACATTCGCGCCACCTGTAACCCCGACGCTGACAGTTGGGTGGCCGAGTTCGTGGCCTGGTGGATCGACCAGGAGACCGGGTTTCCGATCCCCGAGCGGGCCGGCGTCTTGCGTTATTTGGTCCGAGACGCGGGAAAGATCGTCTGGGCCGATCGGCCGGAAGACTTGATCCAATATCTGCCGCCGCCCCAGGATCTACCGGCTGGTGTCGAGCCGCCGCGACCAATCAGCGTCGCCTTCATCCGGGCCAAGGTGTTCGACAACCCGGCGCTGCTGCAGGCCAACCCGGAATACATCCCCTGGCTGATGTCTTTGCCATTGCTCGAGCGCGAACGGCTGCTCGGAGGCAACTGGAAGATCCGGCCAGCCGCTGGGCTCTATTTCAAACGCGAATGGTGCACGATCGTCGAGCACCCTCCGGCGGATCTGGAGGTCGTCCGCTATTGGGATCTCGCAGCGACCGAGAAGACCGAGCTCAACGATCCCGACTGGACAGTCGGCGTCAAGCTCGGCTGCGACAAGAATGGTCGATATTGGCTGCTCGATCTGGTGCGCGTGCGGGCCAACCCGGGCGATGTCGAAAGATTGCTGCTCGATACAGCTGCGCGGGACGGCAAAAAGGTCAGGATCGGGTTCGGCCAGGATCCGGGGCAGGCCGGCAAGAGCCAGGCGCAGCATTTGGTGCGCGCGTTAAGCGGCTTCACCGTCACGCCGGCGACTGAGAGCGGCGACAAGCTCACGCGGTTCGGACCGTTCAGCTCCCAGTGCCGGGCCGGCAACGTGAAGATCCTGCGCGATCTCTGGAACGAGGACCTGTTCCGGGTCCTCGAAGGCTTTCCCGACCTCGCCCATGACGACGAGGTCGACGCTTGCAGCGGGGCGTTGGAAATGCTCAATCCCGAGATGAAGGCTCGGGGCCTCTACGAGTTCTATCGCCAGGAGGCCGAACGGGTGAAGGCCGCCGCGGAGCGCAACAAGCCAGAGCCCGTTCAAAGCATGCCCCAGCCGGGTTCGGTGGAATGGTTCGAGATGCTGCACGAGAAAAGGCTAAAGGGCTGAACTATGGCGGCTTCTGCAATAAGGAAATGGCAGCCGTCTCGGTTCCGCCAGGGGGCCGCTCCGTCCGGCAGCTCCGCCGCGTAACCTGATGTCGAAGGCCGCTGACCACGATCGTGTCCGGGGGTGCGGACGCCGGCTGCTTCGAGGGCCGCGTATTGGCGTGCCTTGCTGATCTCGAGGTCGAGGGCGCGGCTGCCGCCGTTTTTCATCGTGGTGAGCAATACCTCGTAGAGGCCCTTCACGGTATCGCCATCGCTCGCCGGCGTGGCATGGACTGGATAGGAAAGCATGCTGAGACCGAGCTCTGTACCGAGAGCCACGGCTTTCCACACCATTGTCTTCGAGAGCGTCGTCCTGCCCATGACCGGGTTCCTCTTTTAGAACGTGGATTGACGGTAACAGGGCCCTTCGCAACGTGCCATTGCACCTGCGGATGCACGGACGCCGCTTGAGAATAGTTTCTCTTATACTTTTGGTTTGAAATGGCCTCCCCAAAGCGGCTCGTAGCATGCCTGCGCGCCCACTGGGGCTCCGGGGGCGATCCCAACATGAGGTTTACAATCGAGGTGATTTCGCCGACCCGGCATTTCCCCGGCGGGGCGCGGACCGTGGCGCCGATCTGCAGGCGCCTTGGCGAAGCCCGGTTCGACTGGCTGACACGCAAATCGGCGGCCGCCCACCGAACTAGCCGATTTCAACCGTGCTGACGGCGGCACGGGCGGTTGCGGGGGGTCGCTCCCCGGAAGCGATCCAATTTAATAGGTTTTTTTAAATGGCCATTTTGGCAAATCGCAACTTTTCCTGAGCTTATCGAGGCGTGTAGCCAAGCAAGCTGGTCACCAGCATCGATGGTCTCCAAGTATACGGCAACGATGATCGTTGTAAACGCTCCTCGTCCTCTCGCCACCGATATTCCCACCATCGAAGCCAGCGGGTGATAACACTCAAATTCGATCACCGCATGTAATCTTTTTATTGACGAAAGTAGATGGTTTGGAATAATTTGTCTCAAATATTCGCACCAAGGAGCGACACGATGGACGCCCGCGACAATAGGGAAGTCAGCAAGCTATCGCTTCGGGGTTCCCCGCGTCGGCAAGCGGCTGCTCCCATTTCGTCGTTAGACGAGGCATGGCTCCATGCCCTCGACAGTTGCGCCATCGACACCCCACTGAGCCAGACCATCTTGCCTCTGATGCGCAACTGCTTTTTCGGTGGGGCGGTGCACGCGGTTCTGTTGCTGCAGAAGGGTCATGGCGACCGGCTGGCTTCCGATATTGCCGGCTTCCTCATCGAAGAGCCGCAGTCGTGAACTCCAAAGCTTTACTGGGACGGTATTAACCTTCGGAAGGGCAACACCGCCTTGCTCGCCACACTCTCGGGCTAATTCAGATAGAATTTTCGAGAACGGTCAATTTGAAATGGAAGTGATACAACCAATATGAGACCATCGCTTGAGCCGGCGCCAACCATTGATGAGCGTAGCATCAAGACAGCCGAGCGCGAACATTCAAAATCCGTCACCAAAATTGGCTTCTCATCGGGGAAGTGCTGCGATTGCGATGACGGCTTGGCTCTTCAATCTTCCAGAGACCGACGGTCTTCACGCAGTGCACTGCCAAAAACTGCGGGCATAATTCTGATGCGCACTGGGAGCCCACCGTTTGAGTCCCGCCGAAGAAGGAGGAGGTGTTTTGATGGCAAAGCAAGCACGCCTCATGCCTGAGATCGAGCGCGAACGGCCGGCGGCGCTGCCACCGCTCGCGCCACCGGCAGACAGCGCCTCCACGGTTTTGGCGCTGATTGAAAGGGTCGCGCTCGAGCCCGGCGCCGATGCCGAAAAGCTCGGGCGCATGACGGCGATGTACGATGCCCTCAAGGCGAAAGAGGCCGAGCTCGCATACAACGCGGCCAAGGGCCGGATCTTGAAAAAGCTCGCCGGCATCAAGATCGTCAAGAACAGATCCGTTCTCAACGAAGTCGACAACGCCAAGCCCCAAAGGGGCATCGGCGAGGCATTCAAATACGCCCCACTGGAGGAAATCGACAAACATCTGCGCCCGCTTCTGGCGGAAGAGGAAATGGATCTCTCCTATTCCGACGAACCCGCGGCGGGCGGCGGCCTCCGGATCCGCGGCCGCCTGAAGCATCTGCGGAGCGGCTATTATGAGGATTCCTTTCTGTCGGCGCCGCCGGACACGACGGGCGGCAAGTCCAACGTGCAGGCGGTGGGGAGTACGAATTCCTACCTGCGGCGCTACGTTGCCTGCAACATCTTCAATATCGTGGTCGTCGGGGACGATGACGACGGAAACGGCGGAACAATAGACGAGGCCCAGAGCA